GTGATTGCCTCAGCGATCTCAAGACGAAAATATCGAAAGTGCTCATTCCCAATGGCACCATAAGCAGAGTTAAGAGAAATCTTCTTTGCCATCTGAATGTTGTTACAGCGGGCAATCTCTTTCTTAAGTTCAATAGTTGGTGTCTCTTCGTATTGTTGTTTTGCCTTGAGCATTTTCTTCTTGAAGATGACACGCTCATCGTACATCTTCTGCATCATCATGGGCAGGAATCCCTGCTCATCGTTCTTGTAGAGAGTCCCGTTGGCAGCAAGACAATTAGACAGATCAGATGTGTCTACCTTCTTCTCAAGCAACTTATCAACAGTTGCTGTAGGGTGTCGGTTTGGGAGCAGGGTCTCTGGTGAGAGGTTATACTGCATGATAAGGTGAGGGTATAGACTGTTAAGGTCAAAAGACACAACCCAGTCATAAAATCCTGGTTTAGGTTCCTTAACGTATGCCCCAGCATACTTAGCGTCTTTTCTTGCTTCTTTCTTGGGAGGGATTGCAATTTTACGCTTAAGTAGTTCGACATATATGTAGTTGTCCCACATACGTACCTGTGAGAAGACATCCTCAAAGTTCACCTTGGCGTCATATGCCATGGTGAATGCCAGTTCCAAGAGTTTCATCTTGTCATCCAACTGGTCAACCAGACGAACGTCAATAATGTTGTACTCTACGAACTTCTGCCAATCATTCGTGTAGAACTCTTTGAAGGTGTCATACTCGCTATGGTCTACCTTGTTAGTTCCCAGTTCAACGTGGGCAATATGATCTAGTTTGTATGATGCTTGGTTGGTGTACGTGAACTTACGATACAACTCAAGATAGTCTAGTGTTGCAACACCAGAAATGTCATAGGCAATCTGCTTACGACCTTTGATATAGATCTCTCGGCAAAGAGTTGACTTCCAAGGAGACAACAACTTTGCATCACGTTCACCAATAACACGTTCAATACGCTTACTGATGTATGTCATATCGAACAACTGGACGTTCCATCCAGTGATCACATCAGGATAGTTACTCATCCAGTAATGGATGAATGCCTGCAACATGCCAACCTCAGTGCTGAAGTGCATGTAATCCACATCCTTGTGGGTGTTGTCGAACTCATAGCGTCCGAACACCTGGATGCGTCCTGTGTGACTATCTTTCAAGGAGATCAGAAGAATCTCCTGGTCAGCAGTCTCGATATCAGGGAACCCGTTCTCTGCTGCTGTCTCGATGTCAAGTGTGAACACACGGATCTGACTAGAGTCAAACTCGATCTGATCTGCAGGATACTCTTCAGCAATATACTGATTCAGATAGCGAGTCTGACCACAGATCTCAAAGTCAGGGATGTCCTTATGCTCATCCACAAACTTTCTTGCATCACGAATCGTGCCCTGCTTTACAGGACGAACGTTCTTACCATCCAGAGTCTTCCAGCGAGAAGGTTGTTGTGTGGGGAGGTACAGCGTAGGGTTGAAAGGAACCTTATCGCTAAATGCTACTCCGTTTTGATATCCACGGACGTGGATGTTATTACCTGCCTGCTGAACGCTGGTGTAAAACTTCATTTCAGTCGTGTGTCTTTCAAGTCATAGTATTGTGCCGAGAACATAGGAGATGGTTCAGCAATAACAGTGATGTTTTCTGAACGCACTACCAACTCGGTGTCATCGCTGTAGAGAGGAAAGGGCAGTGCCCCATCCTCGCTAACTTCACAAGCGTATTTTAGCACACAATCGGGGTCACCCAACTCAGTACCAGGAATCTCCTCAACCTCTGCTACGAGCCAATGCCCGTCAAACTTGAGCAGTTTGAGCATCAGGATCTTCCTCTACAGCGAAGGGTTCAGCAACAGGATGTTCGTCATGGGCACCACCAACTCCTGCAGTTGGGACTTGATCGGGAGGAATAGCACCACCAGTGTTCTTGCGAATCTCAGTCAGTTGTGCTTCCATATTAGGGTTGGTCTGACCCTCTGCCCATCCTTCCTCTACTGCTTCTGCAGGGGTCACAGGGGGTGCAGGGGGGACTCCAGTCTCTTGGGTAGCAACCAGGGATGCAATCTTATTGCGGTACGCTTGTGCCAGTCCTGTGTCGGGTTCACCGATTGCCAGGATGCTGTCATAAGGAATACGGAACTGGAAGTCTACAGAGTAAGGGCACCACTTACTAAACTTGACCTGGAGGTCATTAGTGCTGTCATCCATATCGTTGACAGCAACCAGTTCAAGAATGTATGGGTTCTTCATCACCAGACAAATGCCGCGACGCTCTTCTCCTTCACCTTCAAATACTTCTTGCAAGTCAGTAATAACACGCTCGCCAGACTTAAAGACAATAATTTGGTCAGCCATAGTTCTCCATTGTTTCTAGTAGTATAACACAAAATGCAAAAGGGGGCAACTGCCCCCTGTGCCAGATATTTATTTGACTTCGTATGTGGTTCGTTTCATGTGGTCTGGAATAATTTTCTCTAAACTAATGATCAACAGACCATCTTCAAATGCTACGTCCACAACTCTAACATCGTCAGCGAGTTGCCAAGATTCTGTAAATGATCTTCGGGACAATCCTTTGTGGAGATACTCAACTTTAGGATCCGTTCCTGCAGTCTTGGTGGCAACTCGGAGAAGGTTTGATTCAGTAGATACTTCAATCTCCTCTCTTTTAAATCCTGCGAGAGCGATTTGAATTTCGTAGTTACTGGAGTCATGTTTGATTAGGTTATACGGAGGATAGTTCTTATTATGACTGGTCATAGAATCCAGTCGATGGAACATATCACTCAGACCTACAGCGTGGGGCAGATAGATATCCCAAGTATTTGGCATTGCGGTTCTCCTTTATTTAAGCGAGAGTTTAGTTAATTCGGACCCCGAAGGCATCCAATATTATTTAACCAAGACACAAAAAAAGTGATGTGGTATAAACCGCATCACTTTGTAGGGTGTTCCGACTTTCGTAGAGACCGCACGAAAGGTCTCACCAATATTTATTCGGGTTTCTTTCGACCAATGTTGTATTTGGATTCGAGGATCCATTCTCCCTTATCCTTATAGGAGAGAACTTTAATCTGGTTGAGGGGTGCAACGTCTTCGATCTGAGACTTATCAACAATAGAAATAAGACCCCAATCAGAAAGAAGTTGAGCGATTCGGTTGCGGCGTTGTACATCGTTTAAAGATAGGTTAGTGTTTTTACCATCCAGTGCAAACAACTCTTTAAAGTGTACAATGTAATACTTACCTTGTTTGTGCAGGATGTGACAAGATTGATATAGTTTTCGATCCTTCCGTGAAGCAACACCAATACGGGTTAGTGTTTCTCTAACTTTCAAGAAGTCATCTGGTTCGTTCAGAACAACCTCAACCATGTCGGAGGGTTGCCACTGGATTTCAGTTTCAGTCATCGTCTACCGCCTGTATCTAATAATTTTTTTATCTCTTCAAGATCAGAATTAGTAAGGATTCTAAGGGCGGCGACTGCTTTACTATGGTTGTATCCATAATATTGCTTCACCAATTCAAGATTCTCTAATTCGTTTTTTCTCATCCATGGAGCAAAACGCTTCCTTGGCTTCAAACTATTTAGATAAAAATCATATTGCATCTTCTTATCGATGTGATTCTGTACGTTCATTTCGTTCGCGAACAGAATAGCATCAGGATGCGATGATAGACATTTGTTGATAATAAAAGGGGGATAACCTTTTACGGCATCCCCATCATCGTCCATCAAGTTTTTCTTTGATTGGTTGATTGTATACAGGTAGTCTTTCAGTTCGTACTTCATTCTTGTCCCAGTGTCGGATTACTCCACTAATAATAAAAAGGTTAGTGACCATGTAAGAAACAAATATAAGGGTGCGTATGCAAGCAATAGTATCTGCTTCTCGATCTGTTCGTCCATGTTTCTCACCTAGAGCTTTCGCCCACAATCTCCATGCTTTAGAACTTAGCATTGACACCAATGACTTTAGCATTGGGGTTACGTGCCAGGGCAACCTCTCTTGCCTCCTGGTAGTCACGGGCATAGACTTCCTCACTGAAGACCTTGCCAGCAACGTAGAGTTTCACTTCACACTTCATAGTTGGTTAGGACGAGTTCCTTGCGAGACGCTTGATCTGTATTATAACTCCCCACGCTCCTCATGGTGTAGGTGTGTGCAAATTCTGCTGCTGTCCACCCTTGGAATCTCTCACGAATGAGTTGAGACGAATTATAAGATACGAGTTGAGGACCGATAAAGCGGTCACACTTAATAGCAAAATGATCGTGATTGAATCCTTTGTGCATGTCTCCACGCTTACCATATAGATTGGATCCGATCTCATAGGGGGGATCAAGGTACGTAAAGGCGTCTTTGTTATCAGTAAGGAGTTGTTCATAAGACTTGTTAGTAATTTTCCAGTTACCAATCAACGCCTGATAATCAGTCAACTTTTCAATACCATTCAACGAGAAGTTGCTGTCACTTGCTTGTTTGGAGAATGATGATGACTCAGTGAGACCTGAAAAACTGCACTTATTGACAACATAAAAAGACACAGCACGCCAAATGTCCTCATTGTATGGAGGGAACTGGGTGGCAGTCTGAGATCCTGAGAGATAATCCTTCGCATCCAGAAATAGACTCTTGGCACTGGTTGGATCTGGATGTCGCTGCTTGAGTTGGAGGAGTATGTTCTTAAGATCATGTCCGTTATCCTGTAGAACTCGCCAGAAATTATATAGAGGTTCGTACAGATCGTTGACCCAAATGTTTAGGTGTGGGTAACGTTTGGTAACTTCCAATGCTACAGAACCACCGCCCAGAAAGGGTTCATGGTAGTCAGTATATCCTGACAGATCAGGAATGTATTGAAAGAGTTTACTCAGGGCACGACTCTTCCCCCCTGGATAGCGGAGGGGAGTCTTCAGGGACTTCATAGTCTGGGGCATTGTACTTCAAGTATTCATAAAAAATGTGCTTCATCTCACGCTCAGTCATTCCACAATGACGGGCGGCAGCAGGAAGATTCATTGTAGCACGAAACAATGCTTCGTTCGCTTCTTTGACGTTCTTAGGTGTCGTCTTCACTCTCGACGAGCTCGAAGTCTTCGATTTGACTTGCGAGGACGATGTGCTGTCCATTGATTTTGTACTCATGTTCTCCTTTGTCTTCATTGAATCCCAGGTACATTAGATCGTCCTCCATAAACAAGTTCTCTCGTAGTGCTGCTTGTATTTTATGATGGATTAGTTCTGATTTGCTGATATGCATTGTATTTCTTTAGGTTTACTTAAACTCACAACCCATCATGATCTCCGTCAGACAAGCAAGAAGGTTGACTTCTTGGTCTGCAACGAAAGCAATCTGGTATTGATACTTTGCAAGAATCAGAACTGCTTCTGGGATGTACTTGGGTTTGATGTTCTCATACAAAAGATTGTAGATCTTTCGCATAACAATGTTGGGATCATTGTCGATGTTCTCTACAACCCACTTGCGTACAGTTGTGAACTCTTTGTTCTTCAGTGCAGATAGCAACTGATCTAGATTGATGTCAGCAATATCAACCAAGATGTTTGTGTCGATCTTACCTGATGCTGAGTGACGCTGAGTCTCATTGATCAGACGACGCCAATCAGGGAAGTAACGACCAATGAGTTTGACAAGGATCTTGTCCTCATACTCAATCTCATTCTCGTCAAGGATTTCCTTCAGACGACCAAAGAACTGCGCTTGCAGTTTCTGCTGCTGTGCCTTAGCGATACGAAAGTCAACGACTGTGCATCGTGAGTGCAGCGGTTCGATGATCTTGTTCTGGAAGTTACAGGTAAAGATGAATCGGCAGTTGCTGTGAAACTCCTCCACAAAGGCACGTAGGGAGAGTTGCACGTCATGAGTGGTGTTGTCTGCCTCGTCGATGATAACGACCTTGTGGGGTGCCCCACCGACCAGAGAGACTGTAGATGCGAACGTCTTAACGCGGTTGCGAACTGTGTCAATGAAACGTCCTTCATCAGACCCGTTGATGACGATGTAAGAAGCACCGATCTCCTCACACAACGCTTTAGCAACAGTAGTCTTACCAACGCCTGCAGACCCCAGGAGAAGCAGGTTAGGGATCTCTCCCTGTTCTACGAATCCTTGGAATGGTTTCTTGAGGTTGTCAGGCAGAATGCAGTCATCAATTTTTTGGGGACGATACTGCTCAACCCACAGAAACTTCTTCATCAAAACTCCAA